TTAGAAATAGTTGTTGGAGCAACTGGACTTGTAGTATCTGTAGATGTGGACGAATCAAATATCTCTTCTGCAGCATCTAGCGCTGAGTCAAGTCCAGGAGTATTAGAAGTATCTGTATTAGGTACGTAAGGGCTAAGTCCCTTTCCTACTATTTCTTGATTATATACAGATTCTGAGGCAAGATCAGGGCTATATGTTGATGTAGCTTCTAGAGAGTCTACCTCTCCTGGTATAACAGCTTCTTCCTCAACAATCTCTTCTTCTTCTTCTTTTTTACCAAAGAGTTTTTCAAAGAAACCAGGCTCATCCGCATTCATAACTCCTTGAAGATCTGTGTAGTAAGCTTTCTGCTTTTCATCTAATTGCCCGTCTTCTAAACGTCTTTCAAGTTCTTTGTTAATTAATGATGATTGATGCCACATAGCAACTTTAAGTGCAATACCCATAAGAGGATTAAGCATGGCCATACCCGAAGTTATAGTTGATGCTTTAGTACCCTTCTGCTCTTCAACTAGATCACGTAATTCTGCAGCAGTTAGCTCTTTATAGTTTATAGCTTCAGGTGCATTTACTGGTGAAGGATCTCTGTCCCGTTTTTTAACGGGTGCAGTTTCTTCAGCTATAACAGGTTGAGAGGCTTTATCTGTGTAGCCTTCAGGTATAGCACTCATAGGCATGCCATTAAAGAACATGATAGTAATCTCATCACCAGCAGCGTTTACGTATGTTTTATATTCCATACCGCTAACACGCTGTCCTAATACTGAAGTTGCCCCTTCTACTAAACCACCTTCATCGTAGCCTCGCATATAACCGCCTTTATTCATTTCAGGCTGTGCTTCATCAACCATCTGTAACTCAGAAATATCAAAGGGTAGTTCGTCACCCATAGGTTCACCACCAATACGACCATT